GCAGCAACCGGGACTCGACCGATCAGTTCTGTTGGACAGATCCGCGCTTGGATTCAAGAGCGGTCTTCAACGCCTGAGCGGCAAAGAACCCTAGCTTGATCCCGTTCTCCACACAATACTTTCGCACCTCTTCGTGGATTTCCTCACCGACCCTGATCACTGCGCTTTTTTGTTTTTCTTTCATAGTATTATTTCCTGCAAAGTTTCACCGCACAATTGATTGCTTCCCTGATTGCCGGCCACTCTTCCGGGTCGATCTGGACCTTCTCGGATTCCTCAGTGTGCTGTGTGACTTCAACAAATTCACCAGCCCCTTCGCACACGATCTCGATGTCCGTTGCAAGCGCATCTAACAGTGTTTCTTTCTCTCTTACAACGGTCCATTTGATTGTTCGTTTGATGTATTTCATACTTTTGGTTTGTACTCTTGCCCTGGGTTCTGCTGTGCGTGTTCCGCGAAATCTGCGTATGCCCGGAGGTCCACATAGTTGTCGGGATGAAAAACCCTGACGGACCTGTTGATCTTGAAAGCCACCATCATCAACTCCACCAGATGCGACGGCATCGGTCCTGGCAGTTTGATGCCGTAATACTGTTGGATGAGTCCTGCCCAAGCCAACCCGATGTTGGAGTGGCTAAGATGCGGTTCACCGTAGATCTTGCCGCGCTCTTTGATTGTCGATGTAACGATGTCTTCCATGTTTTAATTGCGGATGATTGCCCCTGTTCCTCCCGGCCAGTTGATCTCGACAGCCTTGACCCCCTTGAGCTTGGCCAACTGACAGATCATGTCTAGGTCGTCGCCGGAATTCGCGATGCAACTCATCAAGATATCCTCATCAGTATGATCGGCCTTGATCGGTTCTGCTGTCCTGTCGCGCCATACCGTGACCACTCGACCGCCTGAGAGCGGAACACGTCGCACCGATTCAACGCAAGGAAACGTATGCTTGACGGCTTTGACTTTGTTCACAGGTCGATTGATTTTGTTGTGTTTAATTTATCAAGATCCTTTTTGATCAACGCATTCTCGAACAGTCCAGTGTTCGCGATGCGACTTATCCGCTCCTTTGCTTCTTCCAACTCAATCTCAAGCGAGCGAGCGAATGCGGCACTGACCCATGCTCCCTCATCATTGATGATGACACGTTCATTTGTTCTAGGTGTGTGTTTCATGGCTTGGATCCCAAAGCCTCTCCGGCAATCCGAGATTCGGTTGAGCGGTAGTCAGTGTTCGCGATGCGACGGAGAGCCAGCACCAGTTGGTTGATGCGTTCATTGGCATCATCCCGTTCCTTTGCGATTCTCTCCACATGAGAGACGGCAGACATCATAATTTCCATGGGTTCTCTCAACCTCTGGTTCTCTTGTCGAAGTTCATCCCGCTCATTGAGTCTTTCTCTCTGTCTGGTTTCATATTCCTCCAATAGCTTGATGCGATGCTTTAAACGAATGTTTTCGTCGCGCAGTTCATCCCGCTCGTCGGCTATCTGGTCGATGATGCTGGCTTGTGGTGTGTTCACTTCGCACCCCCTTCGCGCGCGGCGAGCATCCAGTCTGCGTAGGCGTACTTGGCCCATGCTCGTGATATCTGGCTCCGTGGCACATGCGCTTGGAGGTCACTGGTCAGCGCCGCATTGATGTCTTCCTCGCTTGCTTGCGCCGCGAACCAGTCGCGTAAAGACATCCCGTTAGTTGGAATGGTCGTCTCCTTGCCGTTGCGATGCCCGTAAGTCTCACAAGGAAAAGCCGGCCCGCCGTCATTTTGTTTATCGCTCATGGCTTGGATTCCTTTATTTTGTTCCATTCTTTTTGCCCGTCTCGTCCGCGACACATACAGGCATCTCCTTCATTCTCAAGCCGCTTGATATAATCATTCTGCTCCTGAAGCCTTTGCCCAGCCTCGGCAATCGCAGCGTTGGCCACTCCATCCTCGCTCTGTATGCCTTCGGATATAATCCGCATAGCCTCGATCAATGTATTGATATCAGTTCTTTTCATAATTTAATGCTTCGTGGATTGCTGGAAATTGAACGGCAAAGATTTCATCGCGGATAGCTTCTGCAATCAATCGATGTTCCTTCTGGGTACCTTTGGCGCATCGCTGTTGTAGGTAGTGGATCCATGAGCGGACATTGCCGGTCATGTACAAAGTCGTCTGGGTGCAGAGCGGGAGGACCATGCGGGCGGTTTCCTTGGAGACGCCGTGTTGAATCATTTTAAGATATGTGGTTTCGCAAAATCTAGTAGCATCTTGGAATTCACAGCTTAAAGTCATGTCGTTTATCACCTCCCCGCTTCCCTGTCGATTCTTTGTATCTTGGGAGCGGAGTTCAACCGGCTCAAACTCGGTAGCGACCGCATACCGTTGGGAGAATTCTTGGAACGAAAAGCTGCGATGTCTAAGTATCTGAGCGGATATCGCCCTGCTTGTCACAACCTCGACCGTAAAGCTGGCTTGTTCAAATATAGACCAGTGACCCATCTTGATACAGTAGGCCAACAACTTCGGGCTTGTAAGAAAGTTGTTCTGGTTCGATGGATTGCTGACACGCGCGCAATATGTGATAAAGTCGGACGCGCTCATATCACACGGTCCATCGACGCAAGGCTTTGTTATCGCTACTAGTTTTACATTCATAGATACAAAATTGATGAGCGTTGTAAAGGAATGCGCTCCCCTCCTGTATCACTTCAGTACGGCAAGTTGTCCTCGGCAGCGACCGGAGCGACAGCCTTCATGTTCTTCACACGGATGATCTTCTTCTTCTCGCCGGCTCGGTCAACGTACTCCTCGAAACGAGCGACGATGATGAGCTTCAGGCCGACCATCGCTTTCACGAACTCGCCAAAGCTACCCTTCTTGCCGAGGAAGTCCACCTCGGTCCCGTCGGGAACATTGTGGTTCGTCGCCGCGACCAACTGGTTCACGCGGAACCAGGTGTTCTCTTGGTTGATGAACCGGTCGCTGGTCGAGGATCCGTCATCGGTCTTGAACGTCACCTTGCACACCTCGCGCCCCTTGTCATCAAGAGCTTCCTCCACCTTGCTGACGGTGACGACGAAATCGCCCTCGGTGTTGATGAATTGCGCTGCACCATCCTGTCGATTGACTTTGAACATAATACTTATTTATTGATTTAGTTTTCCGACTTGTTTAACACCCACTTTGGGCATGAAAGAGTTTGCAATGATGTCGGATACGCAGGCCACTTGTCCAGTGCCTGGCATTCGTGCAACAACGTGATTGCTTTGCGCCTCATGTTCTCGCCGGCCTGCAACCATTCCGAATCGAGACGATAGATTCCGACAGCGTATGGAGCGGTGCGCTCGACCGCGACGAAAATGAAATGAGCGGCACCGGTCATCGCCAGATAATGCGCCGCTTGGATATGATATCCAAAGCTGAGGACAGTACGAGTGAACGCTTCAGGTGATGCGTCATCGGTTGTCTTGATGTCCACGATGGTATGGTCCTCGACCCACAGATCAGGACGAGCCTTGATGGCGATATCGGTATCCGCGTCCAAACCGAACACGCTCGCCTCGATGCGATGAGGAGCTTGGTAGATGGACCAGAACGGATGACTGCGGATCGAGCGAGAGACACCCTGCACATCGCGGTTCTCCGTATTGTTCAGACAGATGCGGTCCTTGTTCGCGTCCTTCCACGCCTTGCCCTCCTTGGTGCGTCCGTCGATGCCCTCGGGGATCACGGCCACAACCTCGGCGTACAGGTCAGGCTCCAGGACAGCGGTGTGGATGGCAGTACCAAGCTGCATTGCCTTGGACGGCTCTTGGCGCTCCTCCTGTGCGGCTCGATAATGGGCAGGCGATTTCAGCAGCTTGGCCATCATCGACTTCGATAGGGCTTGGACCGCGTGATACTTCTCTGCCGGCATCGTTTCATTGATGACGCGACCGACGACTGTGTGATGGTTCATTGTGCTCCTTTTATTTTTGTTCGACAAGACCAGCGCTGCTGAGGTCCGCGCCCCTGAGGTCCGAGTCGCTGAG